TCTACTCCTTGGTATTTCGCCCTTTCGAATCCATATCTTTTTACAAACCCTTTCCCCATGCCCTTGCTTGATAGTATTATTGGTTTGTATGCTTTGTGTTTTGGGTCTGTTTTAGTTACGTATTTCATCATATAACCTACGGTTTCCTCGTTTACGTAGTTTACTGCTATTTCATTTACTACTTTTTCCTTCCAGACCCATCCGTATTTATACTTTCCAGCGTTCCACCGCTCCTCTATGTCTCTTGCATCATCTGCCCATATTATTCCATGCAGATGTATTCTTTCTGTCCCCTCGTGGCCTAATTCTGTTATTAGCCAATGCCGAGGGGCTTTTTTGAATTTTCTTCTCCATCGTTCTGTAAAGAACCTTACTGCCCTTGTTGCTATTTCATTCTCTAGGGCGTAGCCTTCTAGTCCTTTTATTTTACTCCCTAGTTTTACTAGGGCTTCCTCTGAGAACGTGAGTGTTACGAACTTTCCCCCAGGGTTCTCTTCCACGTCCTCCGTTAGTCTTATTTTCCATTCATTTGACTTTTGTTTCATGCATTCAAAGCAAACTCCACAACTAACGGGGACGTACTGTACTCTGACATCTTTCATTTCCGGTACGACCCCGCCGTTTTTCTTGTTTGCCCTGTACTTTGGATTTCTCATAATTCGTCCGTACAGGCACATTTTATTCTATTTTTGCTGACTTACCCAGTTTATGGGTTTTTATCGTCTTGTTTGGAATCCCTTTGATTACTCCACCCCCCACCATTTGGGCTAACTTCGTTACTGTTTCTACCGTCAGTTTTGTGCTGTTGCTTACGTCTTGCACAAACTTTTGTATATCCAGGTGTCCTTGTTGTATTTCTAGTGCCTTCCATTTTTGCGCTACGCTTTCCCCTATTGCTTTCAGTTCTGCTTCAGTCTTGTCTTTCTCCACCCATTTTATTTCGTTCATTATAAATGCTCCAATGGCGTCTGCTTGTTTTTTCTTTAACTCTGCGTCTACCATATTTCCCGCGGCTTTCGCTTCTTCTGTAAGCTTTTTCGCTTGCGCCCACATTATTTGTTCTGCTTCTTGTTGCGTGTGCGCTGCTAGGTTAGCCGCGATTCCCGCCATTCTTCCCTGTTCTCGTGTTAAGTCTGTGTCTACTCCTTTCTTCTTCACCGTATCGGCTTTGACATTCTCTGTCTGGGCCTCCACTAGTTTTCGCTGTGCTATCGTCATCCCTAGTATTTCATTACCTGGCGTTGCCGCCTTTGGTGCGTTTACGCTTCCTGCGCTTCCTCCTAGTTGTCCCGGCCCGCCGCCGCTTCCTCCATACATCATTCCCGGAGACAGATTATTGTCTTTCATTTCTTTTAACTGCGCTCCGTAGCTTGTATCCTTCCACTGTTGCAGCTCGGCTGCTTTTTGTCTTGCCAGTGCTCGCCCATCTATGGAAAACTGTTGCTCATTGAGCTTCCCTTGTTGTTGTAGTTGATCTCTGTTGTTGATTCCGCGCGTTATCATTCCCAGCCCTATGTCTGCTCCTGCCTGCGCTATCATTCCGAACGGTCCCATTTCTTTGCTTCGCTTTTTTCTTAAAAAAGCGATACACCGTACTTGATTATATAGTACAGAAGCGTACCGCCTTTTAAGTCATTGTTAATGATTGTTTTATGAACAAGTCGCTTCTGTACTTATTTGTTGGTGTCTGTGGGTGCTTGTTCACCGTCTCCGGCACCAACTTCCCCCTTTTCCTCTTGCATTTCCGGCGCTGCTTCAGCACGTGCCGTTCTTGCTCTTTCGGTATTGTTCGCCGCATCTAATGCCAGGTCGAATCTATCCGTCCTTACGTCACACAGTGGCGGCAACATTTCCCCTTCTGGCCAAATTCCTTGTCCGGTTTCCTCGATCGGGGCATTTTGCATTCGCACCCGTCTCATTTTCTGTTCGATTGACTCACCTTCGTAGGAGTCATTACAGCGTATACTAGTACGCTCTGGTCTTGATCGCAACATTTTGGAATATTTTTATTTTGTTTTGCGGAATAAATTTTAGTTAAAGTTCGGGGGGGTGCGCCCTAGGCCTTCCCACACCTCCCCCTACCCAAACTCCATAACACTAACCCATTTCTTAGAGATTTGGCATTACTCGCGCTGCTACCTGTCTTTGCAATTGTAGGTCGCATTCGATTTGTACCCAGAAGTTCATCGCGCTCAAATCCGCCTCGGCGAATATGAAATTAAACTTGTTGGGATCTACGTAGGACGTTAAGTCCTGAATTCCCACAGTCTCGTCATATTCATACCGGCGCGCTAACGTCATATACATAATATTATTAGGAATTGCGAAATTCCCAAATGCTTTATGTACCGCTGTCCGGTAATTTTGCCATGCCGGGCGTTTTCCCGCGCTCTTTGTTATCCATGTGCTACCATTGTGCTTTACATCCCACCACGCGAGCGTTTCGGTCTGTAAATCCTCGAACCCGATTCCATTCAATTTTGGTTTGAATAGGTCGTCCACACTTGCTAGGTTTAAGCTCCATTTGTTTCCTTGAGTATACACTACCCTCGGCGTTAATGATGCTATTACCATTAGTGTACTTGGCTCTTTTACTTCATTGATTCGTACGTACCCTCCTTTTCGGTTTCCTCCCAGGCTTCCCGTTCCTGCCAGGGTGGCTAGGGGTTGCCCCTCTGTCGCTGCCATGCTGTATTTTGCTTGGAATTGTACTTCCTCGCTCATACCGCCGATGAACATTGGCATTTCCATCTTTCCACTTGGCTTCATTCCGTAGGTAGCATCCATCCAATCGTCTACCGTCCCACCACTTACCGCTACCCGGAGCAGTACCTGATACAGTTTTTCTGCTAATAAGAAGCTGTCAATTGTGAATTGATTTCCTACCGTACTCACTGCGCTTGCACTTGCTACATTTGACATGTACGTTGTGTCCACCCAGTTGTTGTTGATGTCGCTAATGTGTGTTTTGATGCCTAGTCCTTCTTGAGAACATAGTGTGTTTGGCATTCCGTCTGTACCTTCTTCGAACAAGTATTTGTATGGGGCTAGGTTTGCGCTATTGATTGAGTACGGCGTTGTTTGGTTGTAAGACAGTATTTCATGTCTTACGTCATCGATGTTTGTAAGATCAAAGAATTGTACTCTTGGTTTTACCGTTCTTGGGGTCGACCCTGTTTCGTATTGCCAATTGATTATTACGTCTTGTCCGAATCTTGTAATGTTGTATACACCTTGCCAAAACCCCGTGCTACTTGTGTACGCTCCACTTACTAAGTCGTAAAAACTTACTAATCCGTTGTTTTGCAATCTAAAGTATATTTGTTTTGGGTCTGGCTCTGTTCCTGTGTACAATATCCTTAAGCTAAATCCAGCTTGTAATAGTAGTCCGTCGCTTATTGCGGGTGCTTCTAGTATGTCCCACTCTCCCAATGAAGTTTTTATTACTGCTACTTCATCGACAGTTTGTGCTGTCGCTGTTCCGTCTCCGCAGTGCACGACTGCACCGCGTTTTTCCTGTTGATTGGCATAATACCGCTCGTATATATCCCAGTATATTAGGAGGTCTATCGCATTGAAGTTTCGTGTTTCTTCTTCTGTGGGTGCGATTCCGACTCCACTTAACCCTAGGTATTTTAGTAGACATGACGGGTTTATTTGACTGTTGTCGATGTCGTCAGTATTGTCCGCCGTTGGTTTTGCTGTCAGTGTCATTGTCGGTAGCTTTACCGTATTCATCGTTAACCCTACCCCCGTCATGTTTCCTCTCATTCGACTATTATATAGTCGCCAAGGCGCTATAAATGTATCGATTTGTAGCTTGAAGCTTGAGAATAGTGGACCCAATGTCGGTAGCGTATCTACGCGTGCATTGAATTTCAAGCTCCCTTTATCCCCTGGCAATAACACTTCAGTTAGCACCACAGGTAATGTACCTGGGCTTTGCGTGTTTTGCCATATTTGGCGCATTGGCGCGTTTGCAGTCGGGAAACCGCCCATTTCGACGGTCATTTTCCCTTCTACGCCTAGTCTGTCGCCTCCTAGCGTTACTTTGCTCATTCCGTTTATTTTAGTTTGTTAAAGATTTTTCCACACGTTCCAGCGCCCTCTCTAGTTCCGGGTCTTGGATTTCGTTTTGTTCTGGCGGTGTTTCTCCTAGCCTGTCGTAGCGTCTTGCTGCTTGCTGTAGCGCTACCATGTATGCGCAAATCAGGTTCCACTTTTGCTTTTCCATGTATTCATCAATAGCTTCGCGCGTTTCTAGTTCGTCACTGATTCGCCATTCTCCCCAGGAGATAAACCATTTCCCTTCTAGCCCCACTGCTGTAAACGGAGTTCCTTCGATTTCTTCGCTAAAAAAGCGAGAGTTGTTCTGGCTTTCTTCTGATGTAGTAGTACCATCTAATGGTAACCCAATGTTTTGATCGTGTTGTTTCACTTTTTTCTTTTTTAGTGATTTGGAATTTTTTGTCATCGAAGTCTTTTATTATCAGCCCGTCTTCGTCTAGGCTTATGTACGTTATTTCGGTAACGTAATGGTCTTTGATTTCCATTCTCTCCGGTATTCGTGGTCTGGCTTCATCAGGTCGCTAGGCACCCACAATTTTAAATCCATTCCCTCCCTTTCTCGTATCCACCTTTGTCGTGTTTCCTCGCTCACCTGGTCGTTTTCCCAGGCTGCTCTTTCGTGCTCAGCTTCCCACCATTCGAAGTTCTTTGCTATATCGCTACGTGGTGC